GGCTCGACGTAGGGATCGGGCACGCCGCCGTTGGCGAGCCAGTCTTGGTACTCGACCCAGTCGCGGTTGGCGGGATCGTTGGGGATGCAGGCCCCGTCGGCGGTGCGGATGACGGAGGCGTCGGTTGCGGTGAGTTGATAGTCGGACATTGGTCAGAGCCTCGCATCTAAACTGAGTGTTTGGTACGCCCGCGCAGTTTGGTAAAACTGAGCACTACCGGTAAAAAGAGAGCCGACAACAAAACCCGCACCACCTCCGGCTACTGTAGGGTTTGCTCGCATCGCGGTTTGAAAAATTGTAGTTTGGCTGACCGTAGATGTATCGACGATCACGCCTTCCAGCTTCTGCCAGTACCGCTTGCACGTCAGCAGCTCCTGATCGTAGGGCCGCATGATGAGCGGCGCGCGGGCGGCGGCGGGGGCCTCGATGCCGGGGAGGACGACGACGCCACCGATGCGAAATATGTCCGACGTGGCGGCAATGCCGTTGATCTGGCCGGGCGCGGCAAAGAGGTTTCCGGCAGTCCAGACGTTTGCGGTCGGCACCTGATAGGTAGTGCCGCAGGCCATTGTGAAATTAAGGACCAGTCCAATCGTGTTGTCTATGGCCCACGTTCCCGCCGTATCGCCGGGGATGGTGACGACATTGAACTGCGGCCCGTCGGCGACATTGTGGGTGTAGGTGGTCGCGTAGCTGCGATTGGCCGCTGCATTGATGAATGCTACGCTGTAGATGCCGGGTCGATGATGATCGGACCAGAACCCGACGGTCAGCGGCTGTGCGTTGGGCGTGCCCCAGCCCAACCGCGTGACCCGATAGCCTTCGATGCTTTGACGGACAAGGACGAAGCTGCTTGCGGCAAGTGCTGCCTCCGCCGTCGAGACGGTAATACCCAGAAAATAATTTTGACCGACAGTAAGACCGCCAGTTGGCGTACCACCATAAACCGCAGCGGGAGTGACAGAAGGTCCAAGTTTGCCTAAAACCCAACCGTCGCAGATATAGGTAGCATTGAGTGAAGTGCTGCCAGAGCCGGTCTGAAAAACATCAAAGTTGCCGTTGACCTGCATGCCGCTGTAGGCCATCGCGTCGAACGGCGCGGCGTAGATGCTCTGGCGTGACGTGACGATGTTGGCGACGTCGCTCAGGTTCGAAGCCTTGGACAGCTTCGTGGTGTCGCTGGGGTGAACGTGATCTTCCCGCGCGTACTTGGTCGCGACCCCGACCACCGCAGCACCATCCATGATCGGAGCGACCGTCGCTGGCGGCACCATGCCGCCGCCGGGGCCGACCATCACCCACTGGCTGGAGGTTCCGTCGTTGTACCACGCGTAGAGATACCCGGTGTCGCTTTCCCACCACAGCGCGCCGTTGGCGGCTCCCACGGGAGGCGTATCGCTGATGATGGTCGTGGCGGTGCCGCCGGGGCCCATCGGGCCCGTAGCACCCGGCGGGCCCTGAACGCCGGGAGCCCCCTGAGGGCCCGCCGGTCCGGGAACCGTGCTGGGAGGACCAGCGGGACCTCTAATATTGGTTTCAATGCCCCATGCCACCGATCACACTCCCTTGAAGGCCGACCACGTTTGCGTCGTGGCGCTCCAGCGGTAGACGTCGCCGTTTCCTTCATCCAGCCACATGTCACCGTCGACCCTTGTGTCGGGAACGGCTACAGGAGGCCCTGAGCCGGTGTACCAGCGCGATCCGCGCACGCCCGGGTCTCCCTGAGCCCCTACCGGCCCGGTCGAACCCATGGGCCCCGCAGGGCCTTGAGGGCCCTGTGGGTAGCTGGCGGGGCCTAGCGGGCTGGAGGCCAGATAGCCGTACCCGGTCAGATCCACCTTCCCGACCGCCAGCATCCTTTGGGGTTGCCCAATCGAGTTCCGCTCGTAGACCTCGACGCTGAAGCGGTCGTTCATGACGGTGCCGGGAATGGTGGCGATGCCCGAGGCCCCGGTGGGGTCGTTGATGACAATGTCATAAGCGTACAGCGCCCCGGTCGTGAACGGGCGCAGCACCACTTGCGGATACAGGCTGGCGATCGCCGGGTAGGCGATGTTGGCCTGCGTCTTGAAATCGAACCGCATGTCTCCCGGCATGCCTGCGGCCTGCGCGAAACCGATCGGGGTGGCTCCGACCGGGTCGATGTGGACGACGGCGCGGTGCATGTCAGGGCCCCTTCTTGGCTTCGAGGGCTTCGAGCCGCTTCAGGATCTCGGCCAGCGGGTCCGGCCGTTTGACCGGCGGCGGCGGGTCGCTGAAGGTCTTGCTGGCGGCGTCATAGGCCTTGCCGCCAGCGGCTTTCTGCGGGTCGGCCACGGTGACGCCGATCACCTCGATGACGTTGCTGTCGCCGGGAAACAGCGTCGTCGGGTCGACATTGGCCGCACCCACGATGCCGCCGACGACGGTCATCTTGATGCTGGTGACGTCGAAGTTCGACGCGTCCTTGACGTAGGCGTACCAGTCGACGCCGTCGCCTTCGCGGCGCGAGAACATCGCATTCGGCGGCGCGCCCGGCGGCGGTTGATCGGGCTTGTAGCGGTGCCAGACGCCGTGATCCCTGATCTCCATTTAGGCGTACCCCACTGTGTACCAGTTGTCGGTGTAGATTTGCAGATAGCGGAGCCGGAAGGACGTCGCCTCGGCAATCCCGGCGACGATGGCCCACACCCAGCCGGTGATGACCGCCCCGCCATAGGGCTCGTAGACCGAACTCTGGGGGCCCGTCGCGATCGCGACGTCTCCCGCGTAAGCCAGCCGCAGACTGGTAATCGACGACGGATGGAAATTCTCGGTGTAGATCCGCCCTATGTCGGAACTGTCGACTTGGGCGCGCAGCGTGGTTCCGTCCCAGCCGATATAGATCTTGTTGGCCTGCTGGTAGAGCCCGCCGCCTTGTTGAACAGGCGTGAAGCCGAGGCTGGCCTGCTTGGTGTTGATCTGGTTTTGCAGCGAGGTGTCCGTCGCCTGTAGGGTCGCAACCTGCCCGTTGACGTAACCCTGCGTGGCGAGGGCCCCGACATTCGTATTGTCGATCCACGCTTCGACATTGCCGCCGTTCCAGTCGAAGTTGAACCAGTTCGCGCCTGCGGGCCCCGCAAGGCCCTTGCGGGTGCCGTAGCCGGTCGCCGTGACGGTTCCGGCAACGGTGATCGGACCGGTGAACGTGCCGCCCGCCAGCGGCATCTTGGTGTCGGCGTAGGCTTTGGTCGCCGCGTCCTGCGGGTTGACGGGATCGGCGAGGCCCGTGATGCGCTTGCTGTTCCACGGGATGTTCTGGGTAACGACGGTCTGACCGTCTTTGGTGATGCAGTTGGTAAGGCCCGCCGCGAAACCGTCGTCTTCGGCGTCGTGGTAGTCGGCGCGGATCTTGATCCCCGCCGTCGCGTCCGCGACCCAGTTCCGCACCCGCTGAAAAACACCGCTACCGTTATACGGCATGACTACCTCTTTTTCTTCACCGTCTTGGGCAGGTTGAATTGCCCGGCCTTGCGCTTGGCTTCGTCGGCCTTGTTGAAGTCCTCGCCGACCGATTGCGGGATCTTGACCTTGGCCGCGAACTTCGGCGAATGCGCCACCGCCTGCATCAGCCGGGCTTGCGCCTGTGATTTCGAGGGCATTATTTCTTGTCCTTATCCTTGTCCTTGTAGCCGCCGCCGGGGAGTTTCGGCTCGTCCATGTCGGTGTCGGGCATCACATGGATACGCAATTTTACGCCCGGGCCCTTCGGCGGCGACTTCGGCAGGCCGAACTGGCTTGGTTGCTGCATGCCCTTCTGCATCTTCTTGGTCGTCGTGTAGCCGGGCGAGCCCGTGGCGTCGGCGATCGCGCTGGGCCTCTGGGCCCTGTTGTACTCTGCGGCGATCTGGGGAGGAACGTCTGCGGTGGTTTTCATGGTGTTTTCTTCTCCTGATCTGGCTGGTTGCCGATGACTTGCGAGCCGACGCGCGGCGCAAGGCGTTCGAGATCTTGCGCAAAGAGGATCTTGGCGAGATCGCCCCGGGTGATGGCGTCTCCGGGAACAGGCTTCGGCGAGCCGCTGAGGCTCCGGATCAGGGCGTTGACGTTCTCCTGACCTCGCCGCGCCGCCGCGTTCTCCAAGGCCCCGCCCGCTACTTTGGAAGCGACCGTTACCGGCACGCCCACCAAGCCCCCGGCAACCGAGTGCGGCAGATCGAAGCCCTTCCACAGCCCGAGCGATCCGGCGGCACCCGCCGCGCCGATGCCTGCAAGGTTTGCGTTGCCGCGCAGCGCGGCCCCGACGTTTCCCTGCACGTTCTGCACCGGGTCGCCCCGGACGATGCGGCTCAAGAGATCGCGCTGCTCTTGGTTGTGGGGGTTGTAGGCCCCCGGCTTGTTGACGCGCTTCTCGATGGCTCCGAACTCGGCCTTGGTGGCTTTATTCGGATCAATCCCGCTGTTGATGGCTTCCTTGCGCGAGACGTTATCGGCGTGCCAGCTTGCATCCTCGGAAAGCGATTTCTTGCGCCACATGTCGCGGGCCGTCGAATAGGCTTCCTTGACGTTGACGTTGTTCGGATTGATCGCCGGAGGGCCCGAGCCGATCAGACGGTCGATCTCGCCGAGCATGGCTCCGGCGGCTTCGCGCGTCGACGGATCGGGGTTTCTGGTTTGCTTGGAGATCGCCGAACGGGCGTTGTCCAGCTCGTTGAAGGTCGCACCCTGACGCGTCAGCTTCAACAGGTCGTTGAAGTGGTCGACCAGCGCGGGGTTTGCCGACGGCACAAACACGCTGCTGTTCCGCAGATCGTGCAGCGCCGTGTAGAGCGAAGCCGTCTGCTGCGGACTGTAGGCGATGCCGTTGTTGTCGAGCTGGTTGAAATAGGTCTTGGCTTCGGCTTTTAATTCATCCCCCGTTGCGCCGCGCGCCGCCGTCGCTTCGGCAGCGGCACCGCGCTTTGCAGCAGGCAGGAGGGCCTTCGTCCCCTTGTCGAGCACGCCTGCCGGGACGGCACTGAAAGCCGCGTTGGTGGCTCCGCCCTTGATCGCCTCGGGAATACTCTCGGCGTGCTGCGAAGCGCCCTCGATGGCTCCCGGGATCGCCGCCTGACCCATGACTTTAAGCGTCGAGGCGGGAGCCGTGGCCCCCCGAACGCCGGGCATCGCCATCGAAGCCGGTAGCTGTGCGACGGCACCGACGACCGGCGCGAACGGCGTGTTCTTCTCCGCCTGCGCGGCGCGGTCGTTCATGTACTGGAGCGCCGCCTGATAGCGTTCGCCCATGGTGCTGTCCGGATACGAATTGAGCAGTCCGCCCGTGGCGGCACCCGCGAGTGCCGAAATCGGCCGCGCCGTGCTGAGGCTCGCAGCATCGGCGATGTGTTCGAGAGGGCCCGGCGTCCACGGGGCCCCGGCCTGCATCTGGGCCGCGATCTTGCGGACACGTTGCGCGCTTTTCTGCTCGTCGGTGGGCTCGTCGAACTTCAGCGTTCGGAGTTGCGCCTCGTCAATGTTGCCGCCGCTGACCGGCGGCCTCGGGCCCTCGGTCGGGTCGATATTGGAGCTGCTGATCGGCACGCTTGGAGGGCCCGCCGGGGCTCTGGCGGGTTCTGGCGGCGGGTCGAATACCAGACGACGTTCGGCCATTACTGTGCTGTCCCTGTTCGTCCATCAGGTAGTTTGAACTTGGTGTTAGGCGGCAGTTTCATGGCCTCGGCTTCGGATGCGACGGCCTTCACGTCTCCGGTGCTGCTGGCCTGCTTGCTCGCCCCCAGTTGCGCGTCGATGGCGGCGGGATCGCCGCGAAGCTGCTTCAGTGCGTTGGCGTGCGTGCCCTTGTCGACTTCCGCAGCGGCGATCAGCCGGTCGAGCTGGGCCTTGCGATGCTCGGGCGTAGAGCTTGGGTTATTCAGCACCTCGATGAACTTCTTCATTTCGAAATCGGTGGATTGCCCCTTGAGTGTCTGGGACATTTCCTTGATCGCGTTCTCGTTGATGATCGAGTTGAAGTCGTTGGTCCGCTGCGCCTTTTCTTTGGCTTCTTTGCTGACCATCCCGCCGATAACCGGCACGTCCGCAGCGCCGAGGGTAGCCCCGGTCTTGGCCCCGGCCCAAGGCCCGACATTGATGCCACCGGGGTGAGCGAGAATGGCCTTGGCCTCGTTGAGCTTGTCGAGCGACTGCGCGTGCGCGCGATACGTCGTCGCGGCATTGGTCTGGGCCGTGACTTGTGCAGGGCTCGGCGCGGTCAGCTTCGATGTGGCTTCAGCCCCGACTTCTGGCGGCACGATACCCGCCTTCACGTCCGCCGAGACGGCACCGACGTCGCTCTTGGGCTGGGTGGCCTTGAAGGCGTTGTTGGCGGCGTCGCGCGCCAGCTCGTGCTTCTGCTGGGCCTCGGCAAGCTTCGCCTGCGCGTCGATCTTCTGTTGCGTGGTGCCGTCCTGATTGGCGCGGTCCAGCGCCGCCTGCGCACCCTTGAACTCGCGCTCTGCGGCTGCGAGATCGGCATGGGCGCGTTGGGCTTGGGTCGCCAGATCGTACTGGCTCTGGCGGGTAGCGGCCCCCTCGCTTCGGGTAACGTCGTGGCCTTCGCGGGCGGTCGTCGCCTGAAGCTGCTGGCCTTCGCGCGTAACGGCCTGACCTCCCCGCGCGGTTTCCGCCCCGACGTCCTGTCCGCGCGACGTCGTTGCATTCGTCGCCGCGTTCCGGCGGGTCTCCGCCCATTGCGAGAGCAGGGATTTATACAGGTCGGGATCAATCGCAGCAGCGGCTGGCGGAGGCGGCCCGTTCAACGGGTCGTAGCCCGTCATCGCCTTCGACAAGGTATCGCGCTGCGCGGCAATAGCGGCATCGGTGCGGTTTTGCCGAAACGCATCGGCGGCGACGTTGGCGACTTGGGCGATGCCCTGAATGGGGGTCTGGGTATTCTCGGGCTTGAACATGCCCGCTTCCTGCGTGGCTTGTTGCGCCAGCATGTCGGCCTGCCGCTTCTCAAGCGCCTTGATCGTCAACGCCTTGAGCGGATCGCTGTAGCCGGACGTGGTCGTCGATGCGAAGATCGCCATCTTAGTACAACCTTCTGCTATTGAGCCGCTGCATGGCGAGGGCGAGCTGTTGCCGTTGCGCCTCGGCCAGTCGTGCATCCGTCATCGGAATAGGCCCCGGAGCCGTCGGCGTCGACGGCGCAGCGATGTTGGCAGGCCCCGAGGCCCGGGCCGCGTTCTTCGCCACCGGGCCCTCGGCATAGAGTTTTCCGATGTCGCTTACCGCGTCGCCTGCGAGATCGCCGTAGTCCTTCTTCTTTTTGTCTTTGGTCTTTTCGTCCGACGTCGTGCTGTCGTCGCCGGGCGTGGTGGTGCTGGCGGTGTCGACGCGGGCATCGCTCGGAGGCGCGGTGCCGCTCTCGGTATTGGCCGCCGGATCGAGCATCGGGCTTGCCGTGGCGATGGCGGTGGAGGCGGGGCTGGTGCCGATGCCTTCAAACTGACCGATGCCGGTATTCTTCGCGCCATTCCACGGGCCCCAGCCGCCTTGCGCCGCGCGTTTCAATGCGAAGTCGATCGTCGCCCGCTCGTTTGCAGGGTCGGACGGATCGAGCCCGGTCGCTTTCTGGAACTCGTTGCCGAGACCGCCGCCCGTGTAAAGCTGGAACGCGCCGAAGCTGGGTTCCTCCGTGCCGTCCTTTCGGATCACCCCGGACTTGAACGAGGCCAGACCTTCAGACTTCGCCACTTTTAATGCGGTAACGGGGTCGATCCCGTATTTCTTGGCGGTTTCGAGGATGTACGGCGTCAGCCCGCGCGGATCTCCCGGCGTCGGCAACGGCGCAGGCACCGTCTGCGTCACCGTCGGAGCCTTCAGCTCGGTCCGCTTCTTGTTGCCGGGCAGGTCGTACTGGGCCACCGATTACCCTCCTGCCTTGGCCGCAGCGTCTTTCGCGCGCCAGTCGGTCGGGAAGCCGCTGTTGGTATTGACCTGCACCGGGTACGGCGTCACCCAGCCGCCCGGGGGCGTCGGCAATTGCTGCGCGCCCGGCGGCGGGGCAAGGCCGTTGGCGAAGGGACCGCCACCGCCGCCGAGCCCCATCGTCCCCACGGGTGAAGCGCCGCCAGCGCCAGCGCCAGCAGATCCGGCAGCTCCGGTTCCGCCAACGAGGGCTCCGGCGTCACCGCCTGCGACGGCCTGCGCGAGCGCGTCGCGCATCGTGCCGCCGCCCGGGTTGGGTTTTTTGTACTGGAACATGTCCGGTCGAAGGCCCGTCGCCATGTCGTTCGGGCCCTCGGATTTGACGTCGGGCAGGAAGTTCTGGAACTGGCCGTACTCGTAAGGGTCGCCCGTCGCGTTGGCCGAACCCGCAACAGGTAAACCCGGCATCGGCGTGCCCTGCTGCATCATCAGCAGCGAGCTTAAACCGCCGTCTCCGCCACCGCTTGAACCCATGACTTAATCTCCTGTCAGGCAAACGCCTTCACGCCCGCGCCCGCCAACCCGAACAGACCGGCATTGGTCTGCGACGCGGCGGCGCTCTGGGCCTTGTAGTTGTCGTTGATGTACTGCGCGATATTCGGGGACGATATCGGCGTGCCTTGGTAGGGCTGGAATTGCGGAATGGTCGCCTGCGCGCCACTCATGAGCGCGGTCAACTCGTTGATCGGCTGGTTGCGCAGGCCGAAGCTCTCCTGCATCTGCGAGCCACGAAGGTTGTTGTAGTAGGACGACAACGCCTGATCCATGTTGAACTTCTGGGTCGAGGCGGCATTGTAGGAGCCCTGTGCGGCCCGGGCCTCGTTGCCCGATCCCAAGTAAGCCTGACGCGCCGCTTCAGCCCGGTTATCGTCGCGCTGCATCTGGTAATTGCCGTAGCCCTGCGAGCCCGGCGATAACCCGCGCGCCGCGAGTTGCGCCTCCTGCGCCTGTTCGGTCGGCGCAACGCTGCGGTTGTAGCTCGCCATCATCGCCTGTTCGATGGCGGGTCGATCGGTCGGGCTGGTGTCTTGGCGGGTGTCCTGTGTTTGAAGATTAGTTTGCCACGGTTGCCAGCCCGTGGTGTCCATCGGCGTGCCGAGCGTGTCGCGGATCTTGGCCGATTGCTCGACCGCCGTCGTTCCGAGATTGTATTTGCCTTGGGTCTCTAGGCCCTGAAGTTTCTGCTGATCCGGCGAAAGCGTCGTGGTGCGCTGATAGCGCGGCGCGTAACCCGAGACGACGCCGTTGGTGTAGATCGGCACCTGCTCGACGGCTTGGTAGCTCACCGTGCCGTAGGGATTGACCTCGTTGACGTTGCCGCTGACCGCGTTGTACTGGCTGGTGGCTTGGTTCTGCTGGCCTTGCGCCGCAGCCGTGGCGTAGGGATTGGGGGCGTCGGGTTGACTGACCATCAATGCACCTTTTCGTAGATGTAGGCGGGCAGCGCAGGGCTCGCCTGCACGGTCGGGCCCTGATATCCGGGAAGATATTTGCAGTCGCCTTTGAGCATGCCGTAAACCATCGTGTCGCGAGTGCCTTCAAGCCCGAGCCGCCGATAGCCCTCGTAGACGAAACCCATGCGCTGCACCTGCCGCAGCGCCCGGCGGTTGTCCGGCTCGACTTCGGCAGTCAACCGTCGCGCTTGGGAGAATGCCGCCGTGAAGATGGCGCGCAGAACCCTCCGCGACATGCAGCGAGGGTCAAGGACCAAAATCGTCACCCGGCCCTCGAACCAGAACGGAAACTCGATGGCGAAGATCCCCACGATGTGACCTTCGTCATTGCGGGCCCACGCCGAGAACCAGCGCGGGGCCTTGAAGTCGCAGCGGGAGAAATCCACGCGAAGATGCTTGGTGAGTAGATCTTGCGCGTCTCTCGGGAGATCACCGAACCGGGTTTTCACATCAAGCCTCCCAGTTCGTAGATCACGTCGAGGCCCGAAATCGACAACGTGCAGCCGGAGACGCTGACGCGAATACGCGCCGCCCCGACGCGGCCGAGGCCCGTGATGCCCTGCCAGTTCTGCTTGGGCTGGGTGCTCTGCGCCCAGTAGTCCACGTCCCACGTCGCCGTGTTCCAGACGCCGCCGCCCGTAGGCCCGAGCGTGATTTCAGGCTGGTTGGTCGGCTGCGTATTGTCGTAGTCGACTTCCAGATCCATGAACGGGCGCGGCAAGCCATCGGTAATGGTGTAGAGCCGCATCATCTTGAAGTTCTTCTTGGCGGCGCTGCGGTAGCTCGACCACGCAAAGCGCACGTCGGCGTTGATCGCCGCGCCGTTGTCGTTGAGATATTCCGAGCCGCCGAGGTAGATGCCGCCAGTGTCGGTGCCGAAATAAGCGTGGTTGTTGAGCCAGCCCCAGCAGCGCGACGGAATGTCGGCCCACTTCATCCAGACGGCTCCGGTCATCAGCCGCACCACCTGCTGGTACTTGCCGCCGCCGAGCGGCATGTTGCAGATCGCGTGGTTGGTGTGGTGGTTGAGAATGACCTGCCAACCGAAGTCGTCGCGGTGGTTCTTCGACACCCCGTCGAACTCCTGCATGATGCCGAGATCGGACTTGCCGAGCTGTTCGGTCTCGGCGCGCAGCAACGTCGTCATCGGCACGAAGCCGGTCGAGATCATCAGGTAGAGATCGCCGCCGAAATTGATGAGGCTGTTCTTCGACATTGGCGCGTCAAAGCGGAACACGCCGACAAGCTGGAAATTGCTGGCGGGATCGACGCCTTGGTAGATCGCGCATTCGCCGTTGGTGGTGAAGATCGCCAGCGCGTCGTCGAGCCCCGCGCCGCCGTCGATCGACCATGTCGCCATCGCCGCGATGTTGCCGCCGCGCTTGAACAAAGCGTTCAGCGGCAGCAGCAGCAGGGCCCCGGATTTCTGCTGGACGGGCAGGTAGTACACCGCGAGGTTATCGCTGTCGGCGAACCACAGCCGGTTCATGTGCGAGAGGATCTTGTCGAGCTTCGCCGGGAGGACCCACGTCGCGCCCGCCGGAGCCGTCACCGCTTCGGCGGCAAACGTGGTGCCATCCCACGAAACGACCCCATCATGGCCGTTGACCATCACGGTGTAGTCGACGCTGGAGAGGTTGGCGAACGACGTCCATGACCAGTCGTCGCCGCCGTAGGGCCCGGCAGCGATCTGGGCCCCGGCAATGTCGTAGATCTTTCCGCCCGACGCCGCCGCGAGCTTCTGCGGCGTGCCATAGAACGGGATCAGGGTCGAAATGGGCGTGTTCGCCGCGATCTGCCCCAGCTTGATGTAGCCGGGCCGCACCGTGATGCGGTCGTCCTCGACGACCCAGTTGGTCAGGATAGAGGCGAGCTGCGGGTCGGCATCGCCGAGTTCGGCGTGGCGAGATAACCCTTTCAGGGGCGCGCCGACATGCGCCACCCGGGCGGCGGGGCGGCCCTTGTTCAGGGCCCGGGTCGGGGTGCCCCGGGGCTTCTTCAGTTCCAGCAATCCCGACGGGGTCATTCTCATTGCACGCGCCCCGGATCGACGTTGAGATCTATCACGGGCGCGTTGCGGCCCGCGATCTTGTTGAGCCGGGAAATGAAGTCGCGCTGTTCCTCGCCGTATTCGAGCCCCTTGGCTTTCAGGAAACGATATTTGAGCCCGTTCACGGTGAGGCGGGGATCGAACAGGATGATATCGGTGTCCGACGTCGGCCGCGATTTTCTGACAACGAGCCCGCTGTCGATCAGCCAGTTGCCGTCGCCGAGCTGATCGCGATACGGCGGGTCAATCAGCAATTCGTCGGCGACGTTCTGCAACAGCGCCGCCATCTGCGCGATATCCTGATCCGCCGTGCCGACGACGTTGGTCACGGGGGCTTGCACGATGCCGATTTCCAGCGAGGCATCGGACACGGCATCGACGATGGTCAGCAGTCTCGGCATTTATGCAGCCGCCTTCAGCCGGAGGGTTTCGATCAGGGCTTTCTGCGCGGAGATCGTCGTCAGGGCCTCGGTGAACTGCTCCTTGACCGCGTCGAGCTGGCCCTGCAAGTCGGTAACGATTTCCTCGTACTGCCCGGCCTTGCCGTGCAGTTCCATCATCTTGACGGCGCGGTCGGCAATCTCGATGACGTCGGGCGGCATGGTCTTGAGGGCTTCGGCACGCCGCTTCTTGCTGATCTGCTGCGCCAACTGCTCGACGGTGTGGATATCGCGCACGGCGCACATCTGAAAAATATGAGGAGGACAAGCAGGCCACAGAGCCAGCGGATAACCGACGATGGTTTTGCGGGCCGCGCAGGTCTTTTGGTAGAGTTCATAGGGCCCGGGGTGGTCGTCGATATCGACTTCATCGGCCACGCGGTCGATCCCGAGATAAGGCGGGCGGTCCATTCGCACGCGAACGATCTCGCGGTACAGCGGCATGCCGTCGGGGCCGTTGCCGTCGCGCTCCCAGCCGGAATAGAATTTCACTAAAGTCGGTGTATCGCTCATGGTCGCTCCTCGGGGAGCGCGGGGAAAAACGGCGGCCGTGCTCCCCGCAAGTCGGCCGCCGTTTAACGATGCAGTTAGGTACCCGTTGCCGTGAGCCTGCCCTGCATCGAGCGGTTGGACAGCGTCAGCGCACCCATGAACGCCATGTGGCGGGTGACGGCATCCATGTCGGGCGATTGATCGGGCAGATCGAGGGCTTCGAAGTTACGGCCCGAGTAGATCTCGAACTTCATGTACTTGGTGTTCAGATAGTAGGCCCCGGTGATGCCGGTGGCCGCGCCGTCGAACACCAAAGGCGCGCTCTTGTACTTCAGCGTCTCGAAGCCGAGAGATCCCAGTTTGGCGTCGGCATAGCGTTGGTTCTCCTGAAGGCCGCTTTCATAGGTCGAATAGATTTCGCCATCGGCGACGATCAGGTCAGGCTTCTCGGCACCACGAATGAGTTTCATCCACAGCGCGTTCATGCCTGCCTTCAGCGCCGGATATTGTAGACCTGTTGCACGCGCTACAGCTTGGAACTGGTTCTTCCAGAAGATCCAAGTGCCCGCGTCGATGCCGCCGACGATGCCGAGGCCGTCAACAGTGACGAAGGCCTTGAGGCCCGCGAAGGATTTCGCAACGGTGCCATCGCCATAAACGGCTTTGGTGATGTTGTTCTTCATGGTGCTCTCGGCGTTGTCGAGCTTGCCCTCCAGAAGATTGAGGATGCGCTCCCGCGAGCGGTTCTTGGCCAGATCAGGGCCCGAGAGGGTCACGGAGGCCACGGCGTTCGCCGGGTCATAATGAGCCTCGGAGATTGTATCCTTGGTGGCTCGCGAGAGCAGTTCGGTTCCGAGGTACCACGCAAAGGTTTCCTCGGCGTAGGTCAGCGGGCAGGAAATCTGCTTGCCGCCTTCGATGACGCGGACGCGGTTGCCCTCGCGCAGAAGCGCGGTAACGGCGTTACTGTTGGAGACGTTATCGGCGAACTGCTTGTGGTAGTTGTTGATCGTGGTCGCGACGAGCATGGAGACTGTCGGGTCGGCCATATGGCACTCCTATGAGGTTAAAACCCGACCTCATCGGCAGACCGCTCGATCGCATCTCGCACGCTACCCTTCGAGGGCCCGTCCGCGCCGTTGGGCCTCGCGACGGGTGTGGTGACCCCCCGCGTGTTGCCCCGTTGTGCGATCCGGGCCTTGGCGAGGTCATTCTGCGACTGGCTGCGGAATTGCTCCGCCGCGACCAGTTGCTTCCTGACTTCCGGGTGAGCCCAGCAGGCGGTCTCGTAGGCCTCGGCCAGATTGCGGTTCGGATTGGCCTTGAACAAGTCGATGATGAGCGGCAGCACGGCGTCGAAGTGCGGGCGCAAAGGGCGTCCGTCCTTCGACTTTTCGTCCGCGAAACCGTCGATCCCCGTCCTTGCATTCCTGACGCCCCATTCAGCACGCGCTTGCTGCTCCGCCTGCTGTCTCTGCTGTAGCTCGCCACGGATGGCGTTGAGTTCGTTCGTCGTCTTGCCGAGGTGATCGGCGATGTACTTGACTGCCGGGTCCTTGAGGTCCTCGTCCGAGAGGCCCATCGGGTTCGGCGGCGGCTGGTTCTGTAAGGCGGAAAATATGCGCGCTGGGTCCAGCCCCATGCGTTGCGTCAGGTTGACCAGCAGCTTGAAACGGTCCTGCTGGTCCGGCGAGGTGCCCATCTTGTGCCAAGTCGCCCACTCATGGATCGCTTGCACCGGATGGACGCCCGCCTGCTTCAGCGACGCCACGATCTGCGGGTCGTTGAATACTGGCGCAAGCGCCTGCGTGAACTGGACTGCTCCCGCACTCGCCTGAGATTTGCGCGTGAACTCGGCTTCCATTTCGCCGTGACGCTTCAGGAGGAAGGATTGCCCCTCCGCAGGAAGCTTGGCGAATGTCGCCTTATCTTCCGCGCTCCAGTGCTCCGGTACCTGATTGCTTCGCGCCGGTTGAACGGCGGCTGGATCAGCGGTCGGTGGCTTCTGGACTTCAATTCTTGGTTTCGGGGCTGGATCGAGGGGTTCGATTGCTTCGCCCGGCTGGGGAGCCTCTGATTTGGCGACCCAACGCCCCGACTTATCGCGCGGACGGTCGTCGGATGCAAGGGGTTCTTCGGCAGCCCCTTCCGTCTCGGGCCCTGACGGGCCCTCCGGGGCTTCGGCACCGGCATCGGCTTCGAGATCGTCGTAAGCCTGCTCGGCAATGTCCCTAAGGCTCGGCGGTGCTTCGTTTTGCGGATTGTCGACGGGCATCTTTGGCTCTCCTGAAGGACGCGGGGGTGTCCCGGGGGTCGTAGCTCCCCGAGGCGTGAAGGTCGCGGTCGCGCTGGCGATGCGACGAAATCGTGCGGTCGTCGACCGGAGAAGCATAACTCTCGAACGACTGCACGGCGGGGGCCGGAAGATCGGAAGCCGCATGACCGGAGTTCGCCGGTCTATACTTTTTCTCGATCAACCGACCGCCGTAGAGAACATAGACGGGCATCACGCTAGTCCTCGCCGTGGAGAACAGCCGCCCCCGCCCACATCATGGTTTCTTCGAGCGCGACGAAGGCCTGCGCCATGCGGCGGTTGCCGGGACGCGAGCCTTCAGTCGTGCCGTCCAGCTCATGGAGGACGAGGCGGAAGGCTTTCTCGGCCTCCTTGAGCTTGGAAAGACGCGCGGTGATAACCGGCGGCAGCAGGTGGCCGGTCCACGGGTTCACGGGGACGCCGAGGCCCGGCAGGTGCATCTGGTCGTTGGGTCGAAGGCCCGTGCTCATGTGTACACGAAGTTGTCGGCGGCCCCGGTGATCGCGCTGGAGCCTTTGGGTGTCGTGACGCGCACGTCGACGGTGCCGACGGCATGCGCGGGCGTGGTTGCGGTGATGGTGTTGGTGTTCACGACGACGACGGCGGTGGCAGCGGTACCGCCGACGGTGACGCCGGTAGCTCCGGTGAAGCCCGCACCGGAGATCGTGATGGCGGTGCCGCCCGCCGCGAGGCCCGTGCCGGGACTGACATTGGTCACGATCGGCGGCGAGGTGGCGTCAGGATAGGGCGCGGAGGGCGCAACAGGGCCCGTGCGCCCCGCTTGGCCCGCATAGGCACCTGTATCCAAACCAAGATCATCGACGATCTGGAGCGCGGGGACCATCGCGGCAGCCTTGGCGGATTGCGTCTTGGGCGCGTAGGGCCCGACGGTGACGCCGGAGACGTCCGTCAACGAACTGGTCGCGGTGGCGATATCTTCCTCGTTGCCGGTGGCTCCGCCCTGCCAGTCCGCGCCTGACGTGTAGCGCGGCTTGGCTTCGTTGGTGGCGTTGGCGCGCGCCAGCATCGCGTTGGTGATCGGCAGCGGATAACGAACCATCGCCATCACGCACCGCCTTTCGGCGGGATCGGATTGCCGAAGGCGTCGGTGTTCGGACGGGCCGGGCCCTTGCTCTCGCCGGGGGTCACATGGGGCTTGTCGGAAACGCCCTTGATCCCCTGCGAGCGGGTAATGGTTTCTTCCGGCGGCGGCGGATTACCCTCCGGGTAAGGCGTGCGGGGCCCGATGCCCTGCTCCTCGATGGTCTGGACCGGGCCCGGCGAGACTTCGGCGAGGCTGACGGGGCCGACGCCCGCGCCCGGCTCTCCGGCAGCGGCGGATTTTTCCTGCTCGGTCATCATGTCGCCGGGCGGGATGGAAAAGGTCGTGGGCGCGTTCGGATCGGGCGAAAGCGTGCGATTAGCCGGGTGATTGGGGTCCTGATCGCGGTTGGCGGGCGGCGTGGCTTTCTTGTTGGCCGCGTCGGGGCTGCGCTCGGTCCGGTGTTCTTCGCGGACGCGTTCGTCACGGCCACGTTCGGCATCGTCACGTTCGGTAGTTGGGTTAGCCATGACGGTTTTCTCCCTCGGTTACATTGGTGGAGGTGGACCGCCCATGCCGGGCGGCGGTGGCGACTGGGGTTTCGGCATCGGCGGCGGGCCCTTGCCGTTCTGGCCCCGCGTCGGCGCTGGCTGGGGCCCGGGCGGGCCCTGACCCGGCGGCGGAGGCCCGGGAGGCGGCGGTGGGCGCATCATCGCGCCCGTGGGATCGACGCGCATGTAAGCGCCGAGCATTTCCTGATAGCCGTTGACCATGTCGATCACGCCCCGGGAATGCCGGACCGGGTGGAGCAGCATCTTTATCATTTCGAGCGTCATGTTGAGGATCATCGGCGGCGGCAGGATCCCGGTCATCATCAGGCCCTGAGCGGCCTGCATGGTGCCGCCGATCACCTGCATGATCTGGGCGTTGGCTTCTTTCTCGGTGGCTTCGTCGGCCTGCACGGTGCTGTCGGTCTCGATGTCGATCGAGCACATCCGCGCGAAGTCGTTGCGCAGGATCTCCATCACCGCAGGCGTGACGTTCTCGCCGGTCATTCTCGTCAAGGTTTCGGCATCGAAGTTGCGCGCGATGATATCGCTCTTGAGCCGCATCAGGTCGCGGACGAAGTTGGCGACCGAGCCTTGCACGCCCGCCATTCGACCCGAGCCGATGGTGCCCTTCATGCGTTGCGCGGTGGCGGTTTCGTAAGGGTTGGACGCGCCTCTGACGATATCGCTGATGCCGATGATTTCGTAGATCGCGTTCTTTTGTTGATCCCTCGACATGTAGAGTTCTTTGAGCGCGTTGACCCACTCAAGTATCGGCACGAGCCAGATGTGATTTTGCAATCCGCCGGACATAAGATCGACGCCGTCAACCGGCAGCAGCTTTCCGTCGTCGGCGGTGAGTAGGTTTGCAATATCCTTGTTTGCAGAGTTGTATCCGCCGCGCACCTTGATCTTGGCGGTGAGATCGGAAATGCGACGCGAAGTATCGTCCAGATCGGCGGCGAGGTGCGCGTAGAGGTCATAGAACGCCTTCGGGATCATGGTCTCCGTGGTGACCACGGCGTAAATCGGTTTCGGTATGGGGTAGAAGCCCTCCAAGCCAAGCACGTCCGGATCGACGCGCAGCGCGCAGCCGCCGCCCTCGCGGATGATCCAGAGGACCTCGCGCGTACTCCTGTTCCAGATCTCCCAGACCATGGCTTTCCGAACAACGCTGTCCAGCTTGCCCGAGGCCCGGGTCGAGGGCCCGCCCCCTACGGGGGATTTTGCTGCGCTTTCTTCGGTCCATTTCAGCAGCTCCGAGAGCTTGTTGGCCTTGATGTACTCCTGAAGCTTGGGGCTGTCGCCGAACTCGGAGGTGAGGGCCTTCTCGGAGAAAAGATGCCGGAACGCGATCCACTCGACGTCGCCGTGGTTGCGAACGGGGTCTAAGAGGATGTCCTCCCAGAATACATATTCGTCGTCGACGGTCTCCCAGATCTTGGCGTCCTTCAGCGTCGGCTCGCCCGTCATCGGGTTCTGCAAGGGCCCGCCCATCACCGGATCTTCAACCGGGATCTGCTTCAGGATCGGCTTCCAGCGCACGCGGCAGATGCCCCGGCCGGGCAGCAGCATGTCCCTGACGGCGGCTTTGACCGCTTCGTGCGAGGCCTCGTCGGCCACCACGATCTCCAGCGCCTTCTCCATCACGGCAGCGGCCGTATCAATGTCCTGCTGCGGCGGCATGCCCGGGGGCATCGCAGCGGGTTGCGGCACGGTCTGGGGCCCGACGGGCGGCTGCGGCGGCGGCATGCCACCGACGGGAGGCGCGCCGCCGCCGGGCGGCATCCCGTCGAGCTGTGGCGGGCCAGAACCGAATTGGGGCGGGCCCCCGCCAACGGGCGAAGCAGGCGGAGGCCCTGCGCCCGGCGGAGGGGGGCCAACGCCGGGAGGTTGCGGGGGAACGGGCGCTCCGGGTGGAGCCATTGCCGAGGGAGGGGCTCCGGGCCCCAACGGCGGCGCAGGTTCACCCGGAGGACCCATCCCCGGAGAAGGTGGACCGTTCATCCCCGGAGGCGGTTGCGGCGAGCCGATCGGCGGCAGGCCCGGAGGGCCCGGCGGAGGGCCCATCGGCGGCATCGGCATCGGCGGCATGGCCGATTTCTTCACGAAGCGGGATCTGACAACGGGATCAGGGGGTTTCGAATAGGCGGCAGGCAGCATCACTTCGGTATTGGCGTACAAGATATTGAAGGTCGAGGACTGGTTGAGCCGCGTGGTGGAGGACGAGACCCTGCCCGCCTTGGGGCGGGTGATCGGAATGTCACCGCGATAGATCTGGACGATTTCGCGGCCTCGGGTGCGCCAGTCTTTCTCTGCGCGTTCCGCATCCGCAAGGGCTTTTTCCCAAAAAGAAGTATCGACTTCTGCGGTGTCGCTGGCCGCGATATCCGGCTTGTCCGGGTTCTGGGCCTCGGGGCTCTCGGGGGTCACCCGGGGAAGGTCATCGCCTTTGGAGTAGCTGGTCTCTGCCATATTTTGGGGCCCTCGAAGCCCTCATACACCTCCTATTGTAACGCGTCGAGCTTAAAGGCGTTCTTGACCAGAAGGGGATTGAGATCCTCGTCGGTTTCGACGCGGGCCCCGAACGGTCTGCTCATGCAGGCGTAGCGGATATCGTCGACGGCGTGGTCCTCGCCCTCGGTGTCGAGATCCTCGGGGCGGTTTTCATCGTGCTGCTGCATGGGAAGGGTTCTGATGCTGTCCCTGCAATGGTCGACGAAGAAGATCATGGGGTCGCCTTCTTCGTCGCCGCGCAAGCGCCATCGGACCTGATCCCAACCACCCATCCGTTTCGGCGTAGAGACACGCGAGTTATCGGCACGCCGGAAGTACACGCCATGACGTGCAAACGTCTCACCAATGCTCGGACCTGACACGACTTGAAAGGCGGAGGGGTCGAGGATGCCGTAGGCGATCGGTTCGCGAAATCCTCGACCATCTGTTTCTCGACGAACAACTTCCTTGGCGACGGCATCGGCGGGCAGCTTGAGGCCTTTGTTGGGGGCGGAGGAACCGTACCACTCACGATAACGGATGATTGCATTCTTGGGAATGCGTCGCTTATCATGGACGAAATCATCCTGCACGACGATCCACCATCCAAGGCTGAAGGGCGAGGCCGATCCCCAGTCCATGGAGCGGAAGCGCGTCCAGTGCAGCGGCATTCGCGGAGGCGTAATCACATGACGACCGGGATCGAACTCCGGGAAGAACGCGCCCTCGATCACGTTCCAGTCGCCTTCCAGCCATGCGCGAACGAGTGCAGGGCTTCCCGAAGCGCGAAGGCGGTTGATGTAGTTCGGGTCGTTGTTGAGCAGGCTGGGATTGTCTTGGATCTTGGCGGGGATGAAGATGCGGATCAGGCCCGTCTCGTTGTCCTTGACTGGCTTATACGCGCCGTTGTCGATCACCCAGTTCTTGACCCAATGATGGCCCGGGCCGCCGGGGTTGCAGGTGGCGCGAAACTGACAGCGGGCCCCTGACGTGGTCCTTAAAGTGGCGAACAACCTGAAGATACCCGCAGAACTGGCGTACTGTGTCAGCTCCTCCACATAGACGCGCGTCAGCGACCAGCCCTGATAGTTCATCGCATCGGCATCGCTCTCCAGATAGGCCATATGAAAAACGGCACCATTGCGGAAACGAAACTGCTTCTCCTTGTCTTTCCACTCGGCGGCATCCCCGTACATCTGACGGGCAACATCTATGGTGTCTTTTAGATCCTCGCGAGAGCGGCGCAGCATCAAGCCCTTTGCGGCGGGCCCCCAATCCTCCGCATGGCACCAAAATTCGCCAAGCGAAGCGAAAGATTTCCCGCCGCCCCGGGCACCGCCGTAAACCACAATATCGGCAGGGCACGTCAGGAAATGGTGCTGGGGCCCGGGCTGGGGCTTGAACCCCGTGACGATCTTCATCCGAATAATTCTTCAAAGCTAGGGATTTGATTTTCCCCCGTATTGGTACTGGTACCCTCATCCTCGATCAACCCCGTTTTCTTGGAGGGGGTGGGGCCCGGGCCCCCGGCGGGTAATAAAGTTGCGCGTGCGCGCTCGATAGGGGTCCCGGTTACCGTCGGCGATGGGGCCCCGTTTTCGGATCGCCCCGCCACCGGGCCTTCGAGCCCTAACCAATTGATTTCATTGAGCTTTTCAACCTCCAAGGGCCCGGGCCCTGAGGGCTCGGCGGTATCTGGGTGTGGAATTGTGGGTTCGAGCCCTAATAGACCGGCGGGCGCGTCGGAAACGCGCAGGAATGAGGCCTCTTGGACAGGGCTCAAGGGCCCGTCCGGGCCCGGGCCCGGAAGGGCTGGCAGGGCTTCAACCCATGCGCTCAGGGCCTGCTCCGAAGGCGCATCCGGATCACGCGAGGGCCTGCGGATAACTTCGAGCGTGCTCTTGTCGGTAACGTGGCCGTAAAGCCTCGCCAGACTGAAGGCGGCATTATGCGCGGCGCTATATTCACCCTCGCTGTGAGCCCCGGCAAAAACCCTTTGAAGCATGTCGGTCACCTGCGGCAAGGTGACAACGCCGGTTGACCGTCTGGCTTCAAGTATCGCCCTCGCCCTCTCTTGAACCCTTGGCAGATTGAAAAGGTTTGCAGCCGCGTCTTTTGCCTTGCTCGAAAAACCAGCCCTCGCGAACGCGATACCCAAAGCAAGACCGTCGCAGACCATGCGAACAAAGACTTCCTCTTTGGCGTCTCGCAATTCAACGCCATACAAGACAACGCCGCGCTGCGTTCCGTTCCGCATGCCTCTCGCGATTAAACCTCTCGCCATGTATCCCTCGCCTTCGATTTTACTGGGAGTTGTATTTCAGCCCCTTTTCCCGTGAGAACAAAACGCGAAAACGTCGCCCATGCGTTATTTCACCTAAACCCATGTCCGATACCGGGCCCGCGAAAGGGCCCTCAGCGGGCCTCGCAATCAATCCTAGAGGGGTTGACACCTAAACCCTTTCCGTGCTTCATGTTCATAAGGCCCGCAAAGGGCCTTTAGCCCGTTTAACAAAAACCTAAGGAAAATCAAATGCTTACCCAAAATACCCAAATTCCGACGGCCTGCCGTGGTCAGGTGCGCTCAATCGTCAAGGCGCATAGTGACTGGCCTGCTTTCCTAGTCGAAAAAGGCCTGATTAGCGCCAGCGCAAAGAACGCGGACCTGATCGAGTTTGCTTTACGGCACGTCGACTTGATAACCAAAATCAACGCTATCCTATCCCTGAGCCCGCAAGGTGCGCAAGCGGATGCGCCCGAAACCATGATGGAAGACGATGACACCATGATTGACGAAGCACCCGCAGCACCCGCGCCCAATGCCGGTTTCGAGTTGGACAATATCTTGGGCACGGTCGATCAACTGCTTTCGCCGCTGGTACGCAAGGAAATCGCGGGCGCGCTCGCGCCTGTCATTGCCGCAGCCAATCGAGGGCCAATCGAAGTCGAGCGCATTGTGGAAGTCGAGCGCATTGTGGAAGTTGCGCCCGGCGAGGGCCCGCGCATTGCCGCAACTCCAAAGGCGCGCCGTGACAAGCGCGTACCCTTTCGCACGCTGTTTCCAACGCGTGCGAAGGACGCTTATTTGGATGCGCCTTTGACGCTGTGGACCGGCACGCCTTCGCCTGCGGCCGATCCGTTTTACGTTGTGGACCGGGCGCAGATGGCACTTTTGATGACCGCGTTTGAGCGCGGCACCAACGTGTGGCTGGCGGGCCCGGCGGGCACGGGCAAGAGCACCATGCCGGAACAAGCCGCAGCTATATTGGGCAGGCCTTTCACCAAAATTGGCATGACCTACCAGACCGACGTTGAAACGCTTGTGGGCGGGCCCGGGATGCGCAACGGCGCAACGCTTTGGGAAGATGGCTCATTGGTGAAAGCCATGCGCCAGCCCGGCATGGTCATCTTGATTGATGAACTCACGATCGCGCCCGCAGGCGTGCAGGCCATCGTGCAGCTAGTCGCGGATGACCATCGCTCTCTGACCCTGCCAACAGGTGAAGTTGTGAAAGCTGCGGATGGCGCGGTGTTCGTGGTCGCCGATAACACCTGTGGATCAGGTGACGAAGGCGGGCTCTATGTCGGCACCAACGTATCGAACGCAGCCCTTGTGACGCGGTTCAAGCGGATGATTATCGTGGACTACCTTTCGGCGCAGAAAGAAGCGGAAGCCCTCGCCAATCACACGGCATGCCCATTGCCTGCGGCAAAGCACTTGGCCGATTTTGTCGCGCAATGCCGACGTCAGCCGACGCTTGCAGGCGTGGTGATCTCGCTGCGGCAAATGGTTGGCTTCGTCCAATGCGTTCAAGACGGTTTTTCCGCAAAAGACGCTTTCGAAACCACCATTTCAAGCCGCATGCCAGCCACTGAAAAGGCCACGATTGAAGGCCTTTGCAATCTGGCATGGTCAGAGGCTTTTGAGGCTCTGGTACATAACAAGCCCGCGCCTGCCACGCCTTCTAACAGCGCAGCGGCGAACGCCTTTGCCGACACCCAATATTGAGGGGTTGACAATCAACCCCTAGGCCATTAAAACGAGGGCTCGTTTTAACGCAAAAGCGCGTTGAAACGAGCCCTTTTTCTTACTTCTAACCAGAAAGATCAAACAATGTCATATACTTACCCAGAAGCCCTCTCCGCGCTGGAAAGCATCGCAAACGATTATATCAAGATATTGCGCCCGAATGAGAATGCGCCCGTGCGTCTCAAATGTGACCCCTATGCACAGACTGCGTCCGTGACTTGGGAAGCGTGGCAAATCGAAGTGACCATGCCCGTGCGCCCGGCGACGTCGCAGATGTTGCAGGCCGAATTTGAGGACTGGATTGCCTACATGCTGCACGAGTTAGGCCACCCGACGCACACGAACAAGAGCGCATGGCACCATGCCGTGCGCCTAGGCGTATCGCGCATGGTCAACGCGTTGGAAGACGTACGGATGGAAAAGGCGCTTATTGCTTCGGGTATCGTGCCCAATGCGCGCCGCGTGCTGTCGCGCCTGATATCGCGCAAAGTTGTGGAAGCCCGCGCCAATGCATGGAAGCCCAATGCGCGCTCGGAATTTGGCTGGACCGTTTGCGTGCTTGGGCGCGCAGCCAATGGCTATGACATTGACGCTTCGGACCTGTCATGGATCAAGGCGCAAATCAAACCGGGCTCAACGGTCGCAACCGTTTTGGGTTGGGCAATGCCAGCCCTTGCGGCATGTCAATCAACATCGGATTGCGTGACATTGGCTGAAAAGATCATGGCAGCCCTCAAGACGCCGCAAACCGGCCAGCCCGGCGAAGGCGAAAGCCAGCCCGGCGAAGGCGAAGGCCAGCCCGGCGAGCAGGACGAAGGCGAGGGCGAGGGCGAAGGCGAGGGCAAGGGCGAGAGCGAGGGCGAGGGCGAGGGTAAGCAGGGAAAGCCCTCAGGTGAGGCTGACGAGGGCAAGGGCGAGGGCGAGGGCGAGGGCGAGGGAAAAGGCGAGGGCGAGGGCGAACGCGATGGGGAAGCTTCTAATGAGGCTGGAGACACTAACGCCGGAAAAGGCGGCAAGGGCCACGGCACGGGCGCGACCGACGATGACGAAACACCCATCACGGATGAAAACGATTTGACGGAACATTCGCTCGCCCCTGAGGGCGAAACCATGGAAGGCGCGGGCGCGAATACCGAAAGGTCCGTGATTGATATCCTGCGTTCCCGCGTCATCACGGACAGCCCTCGCAATGGCCCTAACCCCCGCATGGGTGTGGCTGGCACGCGTTTGAGGGATTGCGCCGCGAAAGCGTCTAAACAGCGCGCTGTTTTGGCCCGCGCATTGCGGTCCAACGAAACCAACATTCGGGAAGGCGGCCGCAGGGCCGGGAGACTAGATCGCGGCGCATTGGCGCGGGCCAGCGCGGGCGCGACCAACATTTTTGAACGCCGCACCATTTCCAAGGGTTTTGACACGGATGTTTGCATATTGCTTGACGCTTCGGGCTCAATGGCGGGCGCGAACATGGCGAGCGCCCTTGAGGTCGGCCTAGTGGTGTCGCAGGCAGCGGCAAGCGTTGGCGCATCCTGCACGGTCGAAGTGTTCAACTCGCAGGGTTACATCCGAGCAGGCGGGTTGGCTTCGAAGCGCACGCCTAACCCTGCGGAATTTGGCGCATTGGTCAGCGCAGCCACAGGCGGCACGCCGTTGAGCGCGCATATGGCCCGCGCTGCGGTAAACCAAGCCAAGCGCGCGCCGCAAAAACGCCGCGTGCTTTTCGTGGTGACCGATGGCGGCTGCGACTATGGCCCGCAAACAGTCAAGCGCATGGCGAATTATCTGGAACGGTCTTTGGGCACGGTCATGGCACACGTTTCGATCGCCACGCCTTTGCAGGGCTCGTTTCGGGCAGAAGTCTGCGTACCCTGCGGCGCAGCCCTTTCGGAAATCGGCCTAGAGCACTTCGTCAAAGTGCTTCAAGCCCTCTGAAACCTCAGAGGCTCAACATCCCGGGCCCGCAGCAATGCGGGCCCTTTTTCATGCCCGCAGGGCTCGCAGGGAAGGGCCCTGAGGGGTTTAAAATCAACCCCTGCTAGGGTGATGGCCCGCAAGGGTCAAAACGCACAAGCGGGCCCCGCAGGGCCCGTCTAGGGCCCAAGGTTTCTAATTACCGTCGCACGCGCTCGCCCGCACGCGCTCGCCCGCACGCGCTCGGGCGCACGCGCTCGGGCCCGCACGCGCTCGGGCGCACGCGCTCGGGCCCGCAGGCGCGCGGGCCCGCAGGCGCGCAGGCGCGCGGGGGCCCGCGCCCGCACGCACGAGGGCTCGGCCCCTATAAGGATCGACCGGGTTTTTCTAAAAGGATCGACCAGGATTTTGAAAAAGGCCCGGGGGAGCACGCCAGCAACCCCACCCCCATCCCCGTCCACACCGGCAGCGTAGGCCCCGGTTACAGAAGGTTACGGAAGTCACACCACTTCCCTATAGCGCCATACGCGCTCTCCCTATACACTCTACCTATGTATCCATTTCACTTAATAAGAGATTATCTGTAACTCTGTAACCTCTGAAACAACCCAGTGCTTAGAATGGGTTAGCAGTTACGCTTTTTGTTACAGTTACACTTTGGGCGTTGCGCTTGTACCCCCTGAACACCATCCCGTTCGTTTTTCGAGAGCATCGCTCCCACCCCAGCTTACGCATGATCTCGGCAATCTTCCGACCTGACCCCGAATTGAAGGTCTGTCTCCTGTAACCTGCGAGGTATTCATGTACCGATAGGTTACTGATGAACTGCTCCCCGTTCCAGTCCTCGATGCGTTCACACCCGACTGGAGCAACCCCCGTCATTGGTACCAGATTATTCAACTCATCCTCCCACGGGTCGATCGCCCGCCGCGCTTCCTGCGCGTCCCCCGCCAGCCCCCATAGCCGCTCCGCCAGCACCAGCGTCTCCCCGACGCTCTCCGCCGCTGCCGCTTCGCCCCAGATCTGGAGCCGGTCCCGCCGCAGCGCCGCCATATCCACCCGCGCGGTCATCTTGAAGGGCCAGAACCGCCGGTTGCCGGTAGTGGACAGCAAATAGCTGTCGGCATTGGTGGTCCCCACCTCGATCGACTGCCGTGGCTGGTCCGTCAGGTGCCGGGCATAGGCACCACGGGCCCTGTCATTGGTCCGGGACGCAAACGCCTTCACATGCTCGACCTCGGCCCTGTTGAGCCCTGACAGATCCGCGATTTCGTGTATCCAGACGTCGGCCAGTTCTTCCTGCACCGCCCGGGCGTCCCGCCCCAAGATCGGCGCGTCGGAGAAGTTTCCCGGCCCCGCCAACGCTTCCCATGCCGACGATTTGTCCCACCCTTCAGGGCTCTCCAGCACCAGTATCTGGTCGAACTTGCACCCCGGACGCCGGGCCCGCCGCACCGCCGCGATCATCACTTTACGAAAGCACGCCCGCGCCAGCTCGGTATCCTCGGTGTGAAAATAATCGGGCCCCAGCCGGTCCAGCCGCCGCCGCCCGTCCCATAGCGCCTCGGCTTCTTCCAGCATCGTCGTCACCGGGTTGAACCCGTTCAAAAGCGCCGTCATGACCACGGCGTCCCCGGTATGCACCGACCCGAAATCCTTGCCGTAGGCGGCGTCGATGTCGTGCCGCAGCAGCAGCACCAGATGGTCTGTCAGCTTCTCCGCCTTGCCGCCGCGCTGGATGAACACCCGATGGTGAAACTCGTCATACGAACAAGTCAGCCCCAACCCTGCCAGCGCCAAGGCCGCATTCACCGTCGTCGTCAGGATTTCCTTGTTCTTGCCCAGCTTGAACTTCACCGACCCCCGCCCCGGCGGCGGCGGCTCGGGAGGGTCCATGCCGTCGTCGAACACCAGCGCCGCGTAGCCTTGCGGGTTAAGCCCCTCGGCCCGGGCCCTGAGCCGCCCGCCCTTCGACTTGAGCCCCGAAGCCCCCAGACTGTCCCAGACCCGCCTCGTCTCGGCCGCGTCGTAACTCGCATGTTGGCTCGACCACTCGTCGAACACCACGAACCCGTCCGCGTCGTTCGAGCATAGGGCCTTGAGGCCATGCCCCACTTCGATCCAGTCATCGCGGGCGTCGAGGTCGTTCGGGACCAGCTTCATCAGCGATCGCAGTTTGTCGAGCCCCATGTCGCCGACAGCCGAAGGCGGCACGGGCCCTGCTGCCGGGCCCCCAACCCCTCCGGAGCTGCTTAAGTTGATTTGCATGCAGTCCAACTCCAACCCTTGGATCACCTCGGCCAGCCGCACCGCAAACCCGCCTCGCCCCTTTTTGGTGTTCACGCCCATCGGTAGCCGGAACAGATGCACGGCGTCTTTTCCCTCCAGCGGCGTGCCGACGAGGAACTCGACCGACGCGAAAAACCGTGCCCAGTCCGCCACCGCGACCGCAGGGTTCAGCCGATACGTCCACTGGAAATTCCCCGCCGACGTTTCGACGACGGCGGTCGCGGCCCCCAGCGCGCTCCATAGCTCGGCCGCCCCGACCTTGGTCCCGACGTCGTCGATGACGAGGGCCCGAACCTCCAAGGCCCGACCCAAGTTACGTTCTGTATGTCCTCCAGCAAAAGCCGCCACGCTCCAGTAGCAATCCCGCGTGCTGTCGAGGACCTGAATGTCCCGGGTGTGCCGCATGCCCTTGGGCTTGGTGCTGTAGGCAAAGATCCCATGAGTTCTCCAGTCTGGAAATACCGCTTGGAGGAACCGCTCGGTGTCTGTATACGTTGTCATAATGCAAGCGCCTTTCTTGGCCTGTGGTGGGTAAAGTGGGATAGCTTTGCAGTTCCGGCCTTCGTGTTCCCCACGCGAAGGCCGTTTCTTTTAAATGTCAGGAAAGCGTCATAGTCCGCTTCTCAGGGCGATTTGGCAACCGCTACTGCCGGTGCTGCTACGCCATAGCGCCGCATGATCTTGTGTTCGCCCGCCAAGGGTAATCCCCCGGCCCAAGGCGGCGGCTCCAGCATCAGCGCCTCCAGTACCGGGGCAGATCCTTGCGGGTTGGCAAGCGCATAAACCAGTTCGTCATGCACCGTCATGCACGGCACCGCGCCGACCCGGCGGTGAGCCCTCAGCATCGCCTCCGACATGATGTCCCGGGCCGCCGCCTGCGTCGCGTTCTCGGCCAGCTTGCCGCCCCATGCCCGCTGCTCGACCCAGCGGCCGCCGACCTCGGCCCCCCAGTACACGATGGAACTTGTCGCCGGATCGAGACGCGGCTTGTGATAGTAGAGCACCCGCCCCGACGGCAACCGCATCTGCAACGTTCTTGACGTGCAGCAGAACGCCACGCCCGACCCGCCGACCGGCACGGTCAGGTGCCGGTTGAGGATGGCGTGCTTCGCCGCGTAGTCCATTCCCGCCCAGAACTGAACGATGTGCCGATTGGTCTGCCGCCAGCCGTCCTTGAACTTCTCGGCCTGCGAAGCCGTCAGCCGCACGCCGTAGGCCTTCCAAGCGGTTTCGCGGAGTTTGGTCGCGCCCATGCCGAAGCCCAGCGCCAAGACCAAGACTTTCCCTAATTGTCTATCTTTCGACCCGAACTGCGCTGCCGCCCAAACGTAAACATCCTCGCCCGCCGCGAACACCGCGAGGATATCGTGCTGGCCCGCGAGCCACGCCAAGACCCGCGCCTCGATTTGAGCGAAGTCGAACGACCAGAGCACTTGCTTGTCGTCCGCCGCCTTGAGGCAAGACCTGAGGCTCCAGCTTACGCAGTCCAATAGCGGTGCCGATATGACCGTGTCGAGATGATCGGGATCGGCGGCGGCCATGTCGTAGAACAGTTGAGGATCGAAGTCTTTTGGCACCCTTGGGAGGTTCTGCACCTGCACCCCCCGCCCCGACCAGCGACCTGTCCGCCCGGCCCCGCAAAACTGGAATTGACCCCTCAGCGAGCGATCGACCGCCGAGCACATGTCCAGCATCCGTTGCAGCTTGCGGTTCGAGGCCCGGGCCATTCGCAGTCTTATCGCAAGCACCTCGACCACGGCAGGGCTTAGGCCCTCCTCACGCGCCACCAGCAAGGTTTCCTCGATGGTGGCCCGTTGGGTGTCGGGGAGGGTGCATTCGTTCGCCGCCAGCCACGCCAGAAGCTTTGCCGTCTGTGTTCCCGGCGACGTCACTTCGCCGCCGGTAATCACCGCGCAGCGCGCCGCGTCGATTTTCTCGGCGGCCTCGGCGACGCCTTGCAGCGTGCAGACCCGGTTGAAGTCGATGCCCAATTCGCCTGACGTATTCATGTCGGCGTCCAACCGCGACAATTCGGCTTCGTCGGGCTGTAGCTGCGGGATGACGGCACTCAAAGCCGCTTCCGCTTCGACGTCTTTCTGGCAATAGGCCCCCAGCGCCACATAGTCCGCAACGCTCCACGGCGCGTACACCTTCAAGGGCCGGGACATCTTCAACATCAGCCGGTGCCCGGCCATGTCTTTTTGTGAAGCGAGCCCGAGCGCGGCCGCCGCCTGCTCCAGCTTCCCCGGCAGGCCATAAGCCAAGGCTCTTTGCATGGTGCAGCTAAGGGGGTTGGCGACGAACACGCCCAGCCAGTCCAGCACCGCCGTTTCGAACGAAGCGTTGAAGGCGTGCCCCTGCACGTCCGGGCTTTGCAATGCCTGCACCAGATCCGGCGGCAAGTGTTGCGGCAGGATGGTGTGCCCTGCCGCCCTGCCGTCCAGCTTCCATGCGACGATCAGCACCTTGAACGAAGGGTCCGCCACATAGCGATGCACGCCGACCTTCTTGAGATCCAGATCGCAGTAGGTTTCGAAGTCGAGGTGCAGGTCGTGGGTGGGTTTGGGCATCGGGCCCTCCTGTGGTGGGGCAACCAACATAGCGCATCAAAAAGGGGTTGACAATGACTTTGTGCGTGCTACAACCCCCTCAACAGCCGACGGCTGGCGGGGCAAGGCGAGGGGACGATCATAGTCCGTAGACCCCCTACGACCCTTGCCCCGAAAAGCCTCAACAGGAGACATCTATGCCCAAGACCCTAGCCGACCGTTCCCGCAAGAACACCCCCGAAGCGCGGCAAGCCGAACTTCCCAACATACACCCCGCCGACGAACTCTCGGCGGTTCGCGAGGAGATCAAGATCCTCACCAACCGTGCCGATGAACTCCGCGACCAGCTTCTCGCCGAAGGCGCGGACCTGAAAGGCGACCAGTACACCGCCGTGATCCATCCCGGCACCCGCGAGACGCTGGACCGCAAGGCCATCACCGAAGCTTTTGGTGAAGCGGCCATTGCCCCCTTCGTCAAGGCGACCAGCTTCAAGACCGTCAAGTTAGTGGAGAACTGAAATGCCGAAGCGTAACCGCACCATCTTCTCCCCGGCACCACCTGTCTGGAAGGTGCGGGATATCATCGAGAAACTCGGCGGTGTCGGCCCGACCACGGAAAAACTCATGGCCAAGGGGTTCTTCCCGCCGGGGGCCGATACCGTCCAAGGCTGGAGCACCCGCAACAGCGTGCCCGGGGCTTGGGCCCCGGCGCTGTTTGCGCTGGCTCAAGACGCGGGCCTGATCGAAACCCCGATGGACGCGCTGGTCCGCGACTTCAAACTTACCCCGAAAGGCGCACGAAAATGACCAAACGCGAAATCGAGCTTGGACTGGAACTGGAAAAGGCCCTTTCCCGTATCTGGGAACTAGAGGCGGCGCTGCGGATAGCTTACTTGCGGATTGATCCTAACCATATTCCCGCCGCCGATTACGCCCTCGTTAACGCTGCCCTCGCACCGGAGCAGGGCAAATGAACCCCGAGATCGTGATGATGGTGCTGATGATGCTGGTCGTGGTGTTCTGCTGCCCGGAGGGCAAATGATCTTCGCCGCCGTCGATCCCGGTGCGGTGCATGCGGCTGTTGCGGTTTTCCACGACGGCACCCCCGTTTTCGTGGACGACATTCGCACCGTCAACGGCATGCTGGACAGCACCGCCTTTGCCCATGCCTTGCAGGACATGAAGGTCGAGCACATGGTCGTCGAGAACGTGCATTCCATGCCCAAGCAGGGCCTCAGCAGTACGTTCAAGTTTGGCATGGGTGTCGGCATCATCCACGGCGTTGCCGGGGCCCTGCGGCTTCCGCTGACGCTCGTAGCCCCCTCCCAGTGGAAGGCCTACCACGGCCTCCGGGGGCCCGACAAAGAACTCTCCCGCGCGCTGGCGATCCGGAAGTGGCCCGACCACAACCGCCGCCTCGACCGGAAGAAAGACGCCGACCGTGCCGAGGCCCTCCTGATCGGCGACTGGTACTACGTCCGCTGTGTCCTTCCCCGCAACGCGGAGATTTTCGCATGAGCAGGGGCGACGGCAAGAACCCCAAGTTCCGTATCCTGTGCAAAATCTGTAACAGCTACCAGCATACGGTCGTGCTGCCCTGCGAGCGGATTGACGGGCCCGCGATACAAATTCTCTGCACCAAATGCGGCAACAACGCCGACAGCTTCGAGGAAGAGCAATGAGTAAGCCGCTGTTTCCCCACCAACATAAAGGCGCGATGCGGATTGCCGAGAAGGTTCCGACTTATCTCGCCCTTGACATGGGTATCGGCAAAACGAGGACGTTCATCGAAGCGGTGGCTGTACGCCGCGCCAAGCGAGCCCTTGTCATCTGCCCGGCCAGCGCGGTGCTGGTCTGGAAGCGGGAAATAGGCCTGTGGCACCCCGGCGCGACCTTTGTCGTCGTGCGGCATGCCGTCGACCTGACGAGGCCCGCGCTGTATTACATCGTCAGCCACGGGCTCATGTCGCAAACCAACGGGCCGATCCCTGCGGCCCTGATCCTCGGCAACCCGTTTGACATGACGGCGATCGACGAGGCCCACGCCTTCAACGCCGTGGATACCAACCGCGTCAAGGCCCTGCGCCGCGCCGCCCCCAAGCTGGGAGATATCATCCCCCTCAGCGGCACGCCCATGAAGAACCACGCCGGAGATCTCTACACGCTTCTCTCGATCTGTTGGCCGCAGGGCATGAAGATGACCCGTGCCGACTACGAGGAGAAGTTTTGCAAGGTCACGCATAAATACTTCGGGGGCTCAAGGCCGATCCGCGTGGTCGAAGGCTCCAAGAACCTCGACCAGCTCAAGACGCTGATCGCGCCCTTCATGTACCGGGTCCGCAAGGAAGAGGTTTTCAAGGATCTGCCGCCCATTCTATGGGATCAAATTCCGATCCCGCTCGACGCCGCGCAGATGCCCGCCACGGAGGCGGCACTGCTGGAGAAAACCGTTGCAAGCCTGATGGCCGATAAAGGCTCGACCGCCAATCTCGACGTCATGACGGCGGCGCTGGCCTCGCTCGACAAGCAGGTCGGCCTGATGACGCTGCGAAGAATGCTGGGGCTGGCGAAGCTGCGCGGCGCGACCGAGTATATCGACGACATGCTGAACAACCTGCCGCCGGACCGCAAGGTACTGGTGTTCGCGCATCACACCGACGTCGTTTCCGCCTTGGTAAATCATCTTGGCGAATACCTCCCCGCCGTGCTGGTGGGAACCTCAACCCCGCGAGAGCGAGAATTAGCCGTCGACACGTTCCTGAGCGATCCCAAGTGCCGCGTGTTCGTCGGCAACATTCAGGCGGCCGGAACCGCGATCACTCTCGTAGGGCCCAAATGCAAATGCAGCGACGTTGTCTTTGTCGAGAGTTCTTGGACGCCCATGGACAACGCCCAAGCCGCCTGCCGCGTTCACCGCATCGGGCAGAAAGACGGCGTCGTCGCGAGGATGCTCTCGGCGGCCGGAACCGTCGACGATTTGATAAACGGGCTTCTGGTTCGAAAAGCCCGCGAGTTCACCCAACTGTTCGACCAGCAACAAGGAGAAAGTAAAAATGAAGATCACGTTTGAAGGCAATACGTTCCACGACGTTCTCGACCAGATGCAGGATGCGATAGCCATCGCTGAATTTCTGGCCACAAAAAATATTTCTAAAAGCGTGTCCGAAAAGTCAAACAAGAGCGCGATACCTCCGGCAGCTCCGGTAAAGCCTCAGGGCCCGGGCCCTGACGTCTTTTCCCCTGTGGAGAACTCTGTGGACAAATCTGTGGATCCGCAGGGGGCAAAGCCGGTGAAGCCGGTGAACCCGCAGATCGCCAAGATGCAGGCCGCCAAGGCTGCGAAAAAAGCCGAGCGGGAAGCCGCCGCCGCTGCCCCCAAGGAAAAGGCCCTGCCCCCGCCGCCCAAGACGGCCGAAGGCATGGACCCTGCCGAAGTGGTCGCGCTCCGCACCAAGACCATCGCGGAGCTACAGGAAGCCTATGCCAACGGGCACCAGAAGGAAGTGTTCGAGCTGCTCTCCCGTTTCGGCAACGGCGCAAAGAGTTTTAGAGAACTGCCGCCGGATGCTTTCGTCCCGATCCGCGAAGCGATCGACAACGGAGCCCTGACATGAAGAAGGTGGTCCTGTGGCTGGCGACGGCTTTCGCGATCGGGGCGCTTGCGACATGGGCCAAGGCCCATGCCGGGGATGACACGATCTACGTCATGCCGAAGATCCCCAGCGAAGCCGAGAAAGTCGAGGCCCTGCGCCTCGGCTACGTCCTCAACGGCTTCTCGATGAAGCGGGAATTGCATCAGGGCTCGATCGACGTGTCGGGCCTGATGGGCACACCCGCGCCGGGTGTGGTGCGGACCATTCCGATCAGACCCGAACCCAAAAAAGCGAAACAGTGATACCCTGACCCTCGCGGCTATTCCGCCGTACCCACAGGAGCACAGCATGAGAAGGCTTCTTTTAGCGACAACTGCATTGCTGGCCTTGGCAATTCCCGCCAAGGCCGACATTATTATCGACACCAACGGCCAAGGCGGCACCGGCGACAACGTGATCTTCAACTCGATCGCCAGCACCAGTCTGGTCCTCGGCACGCTCAATGGCCAGCACAACGAGGTGGTTCGCTTTACCGATCTGTCCGGCAACGGCAACTTCACGGGATCGGCGGGCCAGAACGGAAACGATATCAAGATCTTCAATACCAGCGATCTCGATATCAGCGTCTATGACAGCACCAACACCACGCAACTCGGCATCACGCGGGAGGTTTTCTCCCTCAAGGGTGACGGCAATGTTTTCTTCCACCTGACGGCGCTGGAGAGTGACGGCAGTTTCAAGATCTTCAACTTTGGCGGCTACGCGCTCGGGCCCGGACAGTCCGGCTTCGACTTCCAAGCCATCAACGGCGAGCGGATCTGGGACTTCGACGTGGTCAATATCGGCGGCACCATCAGCGACTTCGAGCATTACCGCATCGACGTGCAGCCGTTCGCCGTTCCGGGCCCGACCGTCGGCGAGGGCCTTCCCGGTCTGCTGCTGGCGTGCGTGGCCCTGTACGGCTTCAACCGCTATCGCCGCAACCGTCGCGAGGGCGGTTTCGATGCTGCGATGGCTTAAAAAACTGCTTCGTCCGCCCTTACCGGCGGGCGAACCCTACCGGATCAAGCCGACGCCGGGCAACCTTTACGTCCTGCTCAAGAAGCGTTGCCCGGTGTGCGGATTGAGCCCGCCGGACTGGACCGACGCGCACTGGTCGCTGGATCACGACGCCGCGCCCACCGACGATGCGGTCTGCGCCCGCTGCTCGGCGCACTACCGCGTCGACCAGCAGCAGAAGATCGCCTTCCGCATTAACAGGATGCACTGAAAATGAGTGAGAAAAAGATCACTGAGCACCTTGAGGCGGCTAAGAAGCTGCTCAAAGAGGTTATGCCCCTCCTAGAGGATCAGGGGTATTTACCCGAAGTGAGGAAGATCCGTGCAGTTCTCAAAGAAATCGAGAGGCAACAGCGATGAACAAATGGGAAGCCCGAAGTCGGCTGCGCTATGGTTCTGAACATCAGGGCTGGTTTGGCTCATTACGGGCGGCCCAAGACTTCGCCGATGCCGAGATCAAACGCAACGGCAGTATCGGGCGCATCGAGGCCGTCAATCGCGGTACGCGCACGGTTTACTATGACGTGTACGAAGAATTGACCTAGACAACCGGGGGACTACACCATGAGCGCGCACGCGGCCTGTTCGCCTTCTTCCGCCGCGATGTGGCTGGCATGCCCCGCCAGCGTCACCAAGACGAAGGACGTCCTGCGTCCTTCGTCGCGGTACGCCAAAGAAGGCACGGCGGCGCACGCGGTTGCCGAATTGACCTTGAACGGGGATATATTTCTTCCTGACAAGATCACCGTCGAGGGCGACGAGGTCATCGTGAGCCCCGGCATGTGCCGGGCCCTGAGGCCCTACGTCACGCACGTCCAGTCGTTGCAGGAATTACCCGGGGCCGCGCTGGTGCTGGAAAAGCGCCTTATCGTGCCCGGCACTGGCGGCATGGTCTGGGGCACGCTCGATTGCGGCGTCCGCTCCAGATACGACATTCACATCGTAGATCTTAAATTTGGAAAAGGCGTCACCGTTGGGCCCGAGGGCCCGCAGCTTAAATTCTACGCGCTGGCGTTCGCGAGCTTCATGGGCATGAGCCTGAACCGCCGCCGGAGCAAGGTACACCTGACCATTTGCCAGCCCCGCGTCGAAGGCCCGCCCGTGCGGACCCACGACACGACGCTGGTCGATCTGGCGGATTGGCTCGACGCCGAAGTGAGGCCCGTGCTGGCCCGCATCGCGGCGGGCGACACCACAGAGAACGCGGGCGCGCATTGCCGCTGGTGCGTCCGCAAGACCGAGTGCAGCGCCTTCGCGCGCAAGCATCAGGGCCACGCCGCTGCGGCTTTCGAGGATGATCTTTTTTGAAATCAGACGTTGACAGGGGGTTTGATTTCGACTTATAGTACCCCTGTTACCAAACCAGAAAGAGGAACTAGATTATGACTGCCATCAACACTCCTTACGCGACGCTCTCGTTCGCGAACATCTTCACCCCGCGCCCAAGGGCCGAGGGCGGAGATCCCGTCTACTCCTGCTCGCTTCTCTTTGATCCGGCACAGCAGAAGTCCCCCGCCTACAAGGCGCTGCAAGACGCCTGCATCGAAGCGGCGCGTAAAGAGTGGGGCGACAATGTCCCGCTCAAGAGCGTCAAGATGCCGTTCCGCGACTGCGGCGAGAAGTCCTATGACGGTTATCATCCCGGCCATACCTTCATCTCGCCGTGGTCGAAGAACAAGCCGGGCGTGGTCGACACCAACCGGCAGGACATTCTCTTGCCGGATGAAGTGTGGTCCGGCCAGCTTGTGCGTGCGAACGTCGTGCCGTTCGCGTGGACGCACACGGGGCGCAAGGGTGTCTCGTTTGGCCTTAACCACCTACAGATCATCCAATCCGAAGGGCGTCAGCGCCTCGACGGACGCCCCGCTGCCTCGTCGGCGTTCGACGACGGCGAGGTCAAGGAAACCGAAGGGGTGCCGTTCTGATGACCAACATCCCCGAAAGGCCCCATCCGGGCGATCTGCTGTCGCTTGCGTTCGAGTTAATCAACGCAAGAGGCTCCGAGTACGACAATGCTGGCAGTCTCGAACAAAACTTCCGCGAGGCTGCCGCCGTCGCCACGGTCATCATCGGCAAGGATATCACGCCGCGCGACGTCGCGATGATCTTGGCGTGCGTCAAGCTGATCCGGTCCAAAAGCGTCCCGGACAAGCTCGATAACTACGTCGACGGAATGAACTACATGGCGTTCGCCGCCTGCTTCGCCGGGGTCATGCCGTTGAAGCTGTCGGTCGTCAAGCAAGCCGCCGAATGACCCACGACGACCGCATCACCATGAACACCTTGGGGGCGATCGTCTGCATCGCCCTCGCCGTCGGGTGGCTGTTCTTCATCTACGGCACTTGAAAAAAGAGCCCCGCCAGATCGTTCTGGCGGGGCTTTTAAGTCTGCTTACCCGTTTTCCTTATAACTCATTGCGCGCCCTTCTGTAACCACGCATTTGCGGCATCCTGCCCGACCGCGTTGGTGAAGGTCTGCACGTCGCTGGGCGACATGCCGAGGGCCTGCCAGCTTCGTCCGCCGCCGCCGATATCCCCCAGCGTGCGCTGCAAATCGTTGGTCATCTGCTGCGGATTGTACTGCTGCATGCCGCCGCCCGCCGCGAAGTCGCCGCCGAAGCCGGGGTTGTAGCCGAGGTTCGGGTAGGGCCCGTTGGCCGGGGTCATCCCGACCATCTGCTGTGCAAGCGCGTTCCGTGCCGCATCGCCTTGGCCCGCCGCTTCCATTGTCCGCTGCCACGTCGCCTTGTCACCGGCCGACATGCCGCTGAAGATGTCGGGCTGGCTCGGGGCCCGGGCCGCGTCGCTGCCGATGCCGCCGCCGCTATAAAGGTTCTGCGGTGTGTAGCCGAGAAGCCGCTGCATGTCGGGATTGCCGCCCGGGGTCGGGCTCCAGCCGCTCGGGGTCTGACTGTTGCTCCCCGGCGAAGAAGGCTCTGCGGCAGGGGCCGCCGGGTAGTCGCTGGTCGTCGTGTTGAAATACTTGTTCCAGTCCACCACCGGATCTTGATTTTGATACTGGCCGGGCGACTGGCCTGCGTCGCTGCCGATGCCGCCGCCCATCGTTCGGTTGAACGTCTGCTGATCCCCGGGGCTCATGGTGCTCCATGTCCCGGGATCGACGCCGTAGGTGTTGCCGTAGATGTTGCCGCCGGTCGCGGTCGTGAAGTCGCGGCCGAGGCCCGAGTAGTAATCGGTCATCGCGCCGAAACCGCCGCTCTGGGCGAACGGGTCATACTGTCGTCCGGTGATCTGGCTGTTGAGGTTGCCGAGGTAGTTGTTGGTCTGGCCGGTCGAGGCGAGAGCATTGTTGAAGCCCGAGAACGGGTTGTTCGAGCTGTCGGAGTAGCCGCTGAACAGGTCCATGATTTTTAGCTCCCCGGATAGTAGTTATTACCGGAGGGGAAACTGCTGTTAAACCGGTCGCTAAACGTATTGCCGGGGCCCTGATAGTTGCCGAAGGGGTCCATCGAACCGAGCTGTCCTGACCCCGGGAAGCCGTAGAGATTGGTGTCCGGGCCTCCGAATTGTGAAGGCGTCTCGGTCGAGGATCGCGACTGCGGTGGCTGCGTTGGTTGCTGTTTGGCTACGCCACCGCTGCCGAAGAAGTCGCTGCCGCCATAGCCGCCGCCGTAGAGCCCGCCGCCGATGTTGGCGGGAGGAAGCCCCGCGCCGCTGAAGGCGTTATAGCCGCTCGGGATCTGCGGGGCCCCCATCGCGCCGCCGCCATAGGGCCCGGCGACGCCGGTCGGAATGGCCTTGCCCTGCGATGCCTGTCTGAAAAGGGCGATATCGGTCGGCGACATGCGCGCCAGCAGGGATGCGGGAATGTCGGAATTGTCGGCTTGCGCCGGGACGCCGGTCGGGGCCGTCGGCGTCGAATACTGCACGGTGCCGCCGCTCAGGGCTTGCTGCGGCTGTTGCGCCATCGTTTGCGCAAGCTGATCCCGGCCACCTCCGGCCGCGCCCATCGTCTGGTTGAACTGCATCATGTCGGAAGGAGACATGCGGCCCCACAGGCTGGGATCTACGCCATAGGTGTTATCGGGCATTGCTCAATCCTCCGGGATGTCGACGATCTGGGGCATCGGGTGCGGCGACGGCGGCGCATCCGCCTTGCCGTCGTAGTTCTCGTCGGGAATATTCTCGAACATCAGGGCCTCCGAGGCCCGGCGACGGGTCAACCCTGCGAGTTCTTTTCCGTTGGCTTTATTCCATCGCTTGAACTCTTGGGCCGCGCCCTTGTAATCGCCCGCGTTGAGTTTCTTGAGAAGCGTGCTCTTGCTCAGGGCCCCCTCGCCGACATTGTAGGTGAAGGACACCAGCGCGTCGAACTGGTAGGCGGTCAGCGGCACCGTCACCAGATGCTTGACCGCTTCCTCGAAGCCCTTCATGTCGTCGGTGAAAGCCGCATCGCAGTCGGCCTGTGACCAGACGTCCTCGTTGGTGAACTTGATGCCGTGGTGGTTGGTGTGGCCCCAGCCGATCGTCAGCACCCCTGCCGGGCACTTGTAGGCTTTAAAACCATCCTTCACCGGCTTGAGGCAACTCTCGAAATGCTTGACGAGGTTGGCACCGCGTTCGGTAAGAATAAGGCTGTCGTTCTGTTCGTGGCTCATCTAGGGCCTCCACAGGTTGGCGGGCTCCATTCCAGCATGTTGGTTCGCGCGACGTCGTAGATATGCAGGCTCTCCTGCATCCCCGCGCTGGCCCGCTTGGGCTGGTCGACGTGGTCTTTCACCCAGCCCTCGAACAGTTTCTGGGTGTGGGCCTTCAGCGCAAGCCCGAGGCCTTCCAAGGTCAGCTTGCGTATTTCCTCGCGGGCCTCGTCGTCCATGCATAGCGAGGCTTGCGGCGTTGCCGGTTGGGCCTTGTCGGGGAATAGCGCCTGCGCCAGCAGCGCCAGCAATACGGCCACGCCTACCGCGACAAACGCCATCCACCAATCCTTGACCGGCAACATCTTCTAGCATCCTTTGCAGATCCTCGGTTGCCCGGTGTCCAGCGGCGGCATCGGCTCTATCGCGGCGGGTCCGTCCGTGCCCGGCGCGTCAACGAATGGGGCTCCCGAAATCGTGCAGCCCGAGGATGCCTATCAGGATGAACAGGATCAGCCAGCCGCCAAAGGGGGCATAGGGCGAATTGGCGGGCCGCCAAGGGTTCATGCCCCAGACGCCGAACAAGAGCGTAATGACGTAGAGCAGCCAGAACCAGATGTTTGCACCCATTTGTGTCCTCCTTTATTGCCCGGGTTTGGCGTCTACCCGTCCCTCAAGCTGCGCGACCCGGGCCCTCAGGGTTTTGAGTTCCTGCAACAGCACGGGAATGTATTTAGAGTAGTCCACGCCCCAAGCATCGTCATCCATGCCGTCCTGCTTGCTGTGCGTCACGGCCAACGGATAGACCTCGATGGCCTGCTGCGCGATCACGCCGTAAGCGCGCTCGCTGCTGGACTTCCACTTGAAGTCATAGACGTTGGTCTGGTCGATGATGTTGCCCGCGTCGAAGGATTTGAGATCTTCCTTCAACTCCGCGCTGGAGGCCGTGTTGAAGGCAACATTGGTGGCGGTCTGCGAGATCGACCCGATGTTAGTCCCGCCTGCGTTTTCAAACCACATCACAGTCGTAGTGTCGGCTTGTGGGCGCATGCCGATACCATACTGCGTGCTGCCACCGCCATAAGCAAATTTTGCAATCTGGGCAGGAGCCGTCATCGGCGCGTTGCCGACTAAAAGAGAATAGTAAAACTGCGTCGAGTTGTTGGCGGCCGTGACCTGCATCACCGACGCCGGGATCATGTGATTGTAAAGCACCAAATCGTTCGACGTGGTGGCAAAGAACGTGCTGGAGTGCCCAAACGAGTATTGAATGACGCCGTTTTTTCGCCATTGCGTGAAGCAACCGCCGCTGACGGCAGAACCACCATCCATGACAAGGGAGGCGCTGGAATTGCCAGCACCGCCATTGTTCAGAATAAGACTGCCCGTTCCGTAGGTAAGAGAAAAAGATGTGCCGTCCCACGTCAGGGTTCTCGAGCCGGTATTACCGAAATAGATTGTGCCCGATCCGGCGTTTGCACCAACATTGACGTAGCCCAGTACGGCCAGACCGCCACCAGCCAGTTGATAGTTGGTGCCGTCGTAATTCAGGTACTTCGTGCCGGAGCTACCAAAATAGTAGGCACCGCTGACGGTGGCGCTTCCAGCAACGAAGTTATTCTTTGAGGCGACCGGACCATCGGAAGTGATGCCGCCCGTGCCGGTATGAATGCCGTTGTCGCCGACGACCAGACCGCCGGAAACGGAAACAGCGCCGCCCGTATAGGCGAGACGAAGCGTGACGTTGTAGCCCGCCGAATAAAACACCAGATCGTCCGACGTACCGCTTCCCAGAACGGCGCTGTCATGACCGATGAACCATTTGTTCACGCCGGTCTTGTGCATCTGCAAGGTGGCCCCGCTGGCGGCAGCGTTACCGCCGATGAGACTAAGCGAGGACGAACCGGCATGCATGATGGTCAGGTCGCCGCCCATGGTGTCGCCAGCCTTGGCGACTTTCGCCGTGTCGCTGGGATGGACGTGATCGCCGCGCGAATACAACGCCGAGACGCCCGGCGCAGCGACGCTGTCCATGATCGGGCTGGAGTTACTGGGCGTCGAGCCTCCCGTGGGCGTGACGATCCACTTCTCGCCATCCCATGTATAGGGGCCCGAGATCTGGCCGTTGGTCGGCACGTCCGGGAAGTTCATGCCCATATGGATTTCCCCAAGGTCTTTGCGATGAAGTCGGCCCGCGTCAAAGGCGGCTGGCCTTCGAGGGCCCGGACGCGGTTTTCGTGGTCGTAGAGCACTTGGTCTTGTGGCGTCGCGACTGGCGGCACCTGCGGCGGCTCGACGTAGGGATCGGGCACGCCGCCGTTGGCGAGCCAGTCTTGGTACTCGACCCAGTCGCGGTTGGCGGGATCGTTGGGGATGCAGGCCCCGTCGGCGGTGCGGATGACGGAGGCGTCGGTTG